GTTCCTGAGCGGCAAGGGCTTCGATATGCCCTATGCCTCGACGCTGACCGGCCAGAACAGCCGTGGCTTCCACCTGGCCGGTATCGGCTATGAGTGGTCGACGCAGGAACTCCAGCGCGCCGCCAAGCTGGGCCGCTCGCTGTCTGCCGACAAGGCTGGCGCTGCTCGTAAGGCTGCTCAGTTCTTCAAGCGCTCGGTTGCCATGACCGGCAAGACGCCGGGCGCATCCTCGTCCGAAAAGGGTTGGACCGGCTTCGTGAACGACGCGAACGTGCCCGCGGCGAACGTCACTGCCGACGGCACCGGCTCGACCACGACCTGGGCCACCAAGACCCCGGATCAGATCAGCCGCGATATTTGGGCAGCGGTCAACGCGGTAGAATCGCAGACCGGCGAAACGCACACCGCCACCACCGTCGCGCTGCCGACCGCCAAGCTGCGCTACATCGAGCAGACCCGCATGTCGGACACCGGCTCGACCATCCTCGCTTACATCCGTGGCAACCGCGACGGCGGCGAGAACATCCAGTTCAAGGCGATCCGCGAATTGGCTGGCGCTGGCGCATCGGGCACCGAGCGCATGGCGGCCTACGACAGCTCGGAAGAAGTCGTGCAGTTCCACCTGCCCGGCGACCACGAGTTCCTGCCCCCGTTCCAGAAGTCGTCCATGACCTATGAGGTCGGCGGCATCATGAACGTCGGCGGCACGGAAGTGCGTCTGCCCAAGGCAATCACCTATCGGGATGGTATCTGACCATGGCGAAGTTCACGAACTATGCGCGCGGCCCGCGCGGCATCAGCATGAAGGATGGCTCCACGATCTGGCTCGACCCGGGCCAGTCGGAGGACATCAAGAAGGACGACATCGCCGGACCGCTGCCCGATCTGGGCACGGCACCGGCTGTGTCGGCAAATGATGGCGATGACGATCGGGTTGCCGCCCTGGCCGCCGAGATCGACAGCCTGAAGGCCGATCACGAGAAGGCGCTGGCTGCCGAGAAGCAGCGCGCCGACGATGCTGAGAAGCTGCTGTCTGAAGCGTCCGCCGAGATCGACAGCCTGAAGGCTCAGGTCGCGAAGTTCGATGCGGACGGCGATGGCAAGACCGGCGGGTCGAAGGCTGCCGACAAGAAATAACCTCGGTCGCTCTGGGGGGAGACGGGCCGCTGCTCTATCGGGCGGCGGCCCTTTTCGTTCAGGCCATGGCGTCGAGCGTCATCCGCTGACGGAGTGTGTTGACCCGTTCCCTGATAATGCCAGGGATAAGGAACAGGTCGATAAACGCCCAAAGACCTGAGATGATGAGACCAATGATTGTGATGCCAAGGATCAGCATCACCGCGCCAGTCCCCTTTTGCCCCAAGTAGAAGCGGTGAATGCCGAACGCGCCCAAAAACAGGCAAAGCAGATAGGCAGCACCGGTGGACGGCTTCTCGTTAGCGATCCGCTGCTCAATGAGTATCCGCTGCGAATCCGTGAGGCGCCCGCCCGCCACCTGTTCGGTAGCTGGTGCCGTTGCTTCAATATTCATAATTCCCCCTATTCTCGCTCTCGACGAGCGACCCTTCGTATACCGCCATATCCTTACAGGCCGTCAACGCCTATCTGGCGTCCGTAGGGCTGAGCCATAGCCGAGGATATGATGCGGCATGGCTTACTCTGCTCCCGCTAAAGCGACCTTCACCGGCATCTTTCCCGCCTTCACGGCGGTCACCGATGAAGCCTATGCCTTCTGGTCCGCCCGCGCCGCGCGCATCGTGGACCCCCTCCAGGAATGCCTCGCCGATGATGCCGAACTGGCCTGCATGCTGGCGACGGCGCATTATCTGACGCAGCAGGGCGTAGGCACCGGCACGGAAAGCGAGATGGCCGCCCAGGGCGCCAGCGGGTTCAAGCGGCTGAAGTCCGGCTCGCTCGAGCTGGAGAAGGCGGACAATGCCAGTGCGGCCGGCATGGGCGATTGGGGCACGACCAGTTATGGCGTGCGGCTCTATCCGATGCTGAAGGCTTGCGTCGGCGGCCCACGTGTGACCGGCACCGGTTGCGTCGTCGGAGGTGGCGGGTTCAATGGCTTTGCGGGCGCCATCCCGCCTTGGGTGCGGTGATGGGTCTGTTGGACGGTGGCATCGCGGCGATCTTCGGCGCGGCCTTTTCTGGTATCTATCTCGACGCCACGCTGCACACCGGCACCGGCGCGCCGGTTTATGGGGCGGGCGGGGTCATCACCGGCTATGCGGGTGGCGATAAGGCGGTCAAGGTGCAGGTCGATGCGGCGACCGATGCCATGCGCCGCGGCGACGGCTATGCCGAGGGCGACGTCCGGCTCATCATCTTGGCCCAAGGGATCGGCTCGGTGACGAGCGATCACCGCCTAACGGTCGGCGCTGTCGCCTACAGCCTGCAATCCACCGAGCTGGACGCCGCGGCTTCGCACTGGATCTGCCGCGGGCGTCGCATCTGATGGGCATCAAGTTCGCCGATCGCCACCTGAAGCGGTTGCGCAAGATGACAACCGGGATGCGCAAGGAAGCTGGCAAGTTGGTCCATACTCTCGCCGACATGCACGCGACCGAGGCGGCGCTCAGCGTCACGACGGGGGCAGTGTCGGGGAAGAACCATAAGGCTTCGCTCCCGGGCCAGCCACCCAATGCGGACACGCACGGCCTCGATCGATCGGTCCATGTCGAGCAGACCGGGCCGCTGACCGCGCAGTCAATTGCGGATGCGCCCTATGCGGCCGCGCAGGAATTCGGCACGCAGGAGATGGCGGAACGCCCCTTCATGCGCCCGGCCGCCAAGAAGGTCCGCAAGCAGGCGGACAAACTCGCGAAGGTGGCAGTCGACCGGATCGTCAAGGGCGGGAAGCTGTAGCAGCGGGGCGCCGTCCGTATCGCTCCCCGCCTTTACCCTTAGCATGGGCACCATGGCGACAGCGTTTTCAGATCGTGATACACCTGCCCATTGTGGCAATCCGGCTCAACCTGCATCATCTAGGATTGTGGCTGGACGCCATCATGGAGCGGCTCGAAACGGAGCACGCGCCGACCAACTGGAACCTGCTGGAGACGCTCGGCGAAGCGCTGGCCTTTCCGCGCTTCCTGGGGCCAGACAATGACGATCAGCCCGACCTTCCATGTTCGCCAGACGATCCTGACCGCCCTGCAGGCTGATGCGGGCGTCCTAGCGTTCATCCCGGCCGACAGCCTCTATCCGAGCAAGACCCCGAACAATCCCGCCAAGCCCTTCGGGCGCTATGGCGCGGAAACCAATATCCCGTCACGCCCGTCGGGCTGGCGCGGCGGCGAAGTCTCGACCGCCTATCATGTATGGGTCGGCGTGACCGACGCTATCCCGGACCCCAAAACCTATTGCGAGCAGTCGGTCGACGCGATCGCCGAAGCTATCGACGCCCTGCCCGACTGCACCGTCGAGCGCACGCAGCTGCTGGAGGATGCTTCCGAGCCGGACCTCTGGCACGGCGTCGTCCAGTTCACCTTTACCGCGCTTGCCGAAATCTGATCGTCCGTAGAGGCTGACGCCTGCCTGATCCATGTGAAGCGGGACGACAAATCCCCTCGCAGGAGCCAGGCACATGACCGCAGGCGTTACCCTCCAGACCAAGCTCTCGATCGCGGGGGGCCTCGAAGGCGCCGCCGCCAAGGGCAGCATGAAGCTCAAGCTCGACGACATCCTCGAATCGCTGGAGCTGACTCCCGGCACCAACACGACCGGCAAAGCGGATTTGCTCTATACCGCCACCCGGACGGTCAACGCGTCGAGCAACGAGGATCTGGATCTTGCCGGCGCGCTCGCCAATGCCTTCGGCGCGACCATCACCGCCGCCGAGATCGTCCTGATCTTCATCAAGGCGGCCGCGGGCAACAGCAACAACGTCAATGTTAGCCGACCGGCCTCGAACGGTTTTGTCGGGCCGTTTCTCGCGGCCGGCGATGGCGTGAAGATCGCGCCCGGCGAATGGGCCGTGTTCCAATCCAAGGCGGGCTGGGCCGTGACGCCCGGCACCGGTGATCTCCTCAACGTCGCCAACAGCGGCGCCGGCTCCGGCGTGACTTATGACATCCTGATCGTCGCTCGTTCTGTGGTGGCCTGACATGGGCCGCCGCATCATCTTCGAGCGGACCTATAATCACCGCTGGCCTTCGCGGGCGATCACCGAATTTCGGGCATCCGACACCCCCTTGCTCGTCAAGCGCGAGGTCCAGAAGGCGGCGCTTGAAGGGGGCTATGCCCGGTTCGCGACGAAGGCCGAGTGTTCGGCGGCGGACCGGGAGCTGGAGGCTGTGCCGGCGAGCGATGCGACACCTGATGCTGATCCGGAGCAGGTCGGGCGTCCGTAGAGCCAGCCCCCGCCCCGGTCCAAAGTCGCGAGGTCTTCTAAACTTGCCCAAGCGAAGGGGTTAGCACCATGGGTTTCACAACTGGCCGCGTGAAGGGCAATTATGCCGACATCCTCTATGGCGACGGCGGCTCTCCGACCGAGACGTTCACCCAGCTCTGCGGCATCAACACGCGCGGCCTCGAAGTCACCTATGCCAATGCCTTCGAGGCCACGGACTATGATTGCGCCGATCCTGAAGCGGCGGCGCAGACGCTACGCGACGTCGGGGCGCAGGACTGGTCGATCTCGGGCTCGGGCCTCTATAACCGGACGCAGATGGCTGCGCTGCGCGGCCTGCTGGGCGCATCGCAGAACTGGCGCTTCGCAATCGACGAGCCTTCGACCGAAAGCGTTGATGATGGCTGGTGGCAGGGCCCCGGCATGATCTCGAGCTTCAAGGTCGACGGCAATGACGGCGAATATACACAGGTTTCGCTGACCATCACCGGTATGGGCCTGCTGACCTGGGCAGACGCGGCGTAAGGGTGGCGGATGCAGACCCATCTGACCCTCGATTGGGCTGACGGTAGTTATGATTTCCGGCTGACCTGGAGCGGCTGCGCCGAGATCGAGCGCAAGTGCAATGCGGGTATCCAGGCGGTCTATGAGCGCGTGATGCTCGCCGGGTCTTCCACCGTCGACGTCGTCGAGATCATCCGACAGGGTCTTCTCGGCGGCAAAACGGGCCTGGTCGACGAACAGCCGGTCGAGCTGGTGCCCGCGACCGTCAACGCCCTCATCGCTCGCTATGTCACCGGCGAGAACGCTCCGCCCTTCGCCTCCAGCTGGAACGTCGCCAAGGCGGTCCTCCACACCTTCATGGTCGGCCACGAAGCGGCTCAAAAAAAAAGGGAGGACGAGGACGAGATGGCGGGGAGCGAATAGATCCCGCCGAGATCTTCGCCAACTGCGCGCTCATGAATATCCAACCGAGCGAAGCCAAGCAGCTCACGCTCGCTGAATATCAGGGGATCTTGCACCACTGGAACAAGGCGCAGGGCGGCGAAGACGACGAGCTTGAACCCCCCGATCCGCAGAAGGTGGCTGAACGCCGCCGGGCGCTCGAGGCCAAAGGTGTGAAGGTGCTCTACTGATGCCCACCGCTGACGAAGTCATCGTCGAATTCGAGGCGCGGGTCGGCAAATATGAGGCCGATCTCAAGCGAGCGACCAAGACCTTCGAGAACGCGACCAACGCCCAGCGCGACCAGATGGCGCGTCTAGAGCGGCAGATCGCGTCCAGCTCCAGCGCCATCGGCGCGCAGTTGCGCAATCTTGCCGGCGTGTTCGCTGGCGCCTTTTCGGTGCAGCAGATCCAGCAGCTCGCGGACGGCTATACCCGCTTCACGAACCAGTTGAAGGTCGCAGGGCTCGAGGGCTCGAACCTGGGGCGCACCCAGGAGCAGCTCTTCGGGATCGCGCAGAAGTATGGCGTTGAGCTGGAATCGCTCGGCACCCTGTTCTCGCGCGGGTCGCAGTCGGCGAAGGAGCTGGGCGCCAGCCAGGCTGACCTGTTGAAGTTCACCGAGGGCGTCTCTGCCGCGCTCAAGATCCAGGGCTCGAGCGCCACCGAGGCGCAGGGGGCGCTGCTCCAGCTTTCGCAGCTGCTCGCCTCCGGCACGGTGCGGGCGGAGGAGTTCAACTCGGTCAATGAAGGCGCGCTGCCGATTCTCCAGGCGGTCGCCCGGAACCTCGACGCGGCCGGCGGCTCGGTCGGGAAGCTCAAGCTGCTGGTCAATGACGGGAGGATCTCGTCGCAACAGTTCTTCCGCGCCTTCCTCCAGGGATCGTCGGATCTGCAAGCGACCGCCGAAACCACGGCGCTGACGATCGGCAACAGCTTCACCGTGCTCAACAATGCCCTGGGCAAGTTCATCGGCGAAACCGACCAGTCGCTCTCGGCCACCCAGCGGATCAGCGCGGCGATCATCAGCCTGTCGGAGAAC